GCCGCCACCGCTTCGCAATGCAACTCTGCCAGCGCCGCCATGATCGCTGTCCTCAGGCCGACAGTGCGAGATCGTTGCTGCTGCGGGTCCGCTTGCCCGGCCCTTTCTTCTTGGCCGGGGCAGCGACCGGCGGCGTGGGCACGCCTGCCGTCTCCGGCCAGCGCTCATGGATGAGGTCCCGCACCACTTCGAACGGGGGCACCCGCCGCCCGGCTAATGCTGAAAGCTGCTCTGCCACCTCCTTGACCTTGTCGAACTCCCGGTCGGTGAGCGAGATATTGCGTGGCCTGACGTATCCTGGCTTTCGTCCCATTAGAGACACGAATCCTCCTCGTCATCTGCGGACTGGTTGATTTGCCGGGAACCTATGAGAAGCGCCTCGAACCCATCTAGTTAGCGCCGCTCCCGTAAGGAAATTCGAATATAGCTCTGGCGCTAAACAGCGTCAAGAGCTAAATTACTGGGTCCAAAAGGGTTAGCAGTACACTTTCGGTACGACTTTTGCGCAAGATAAGCACACTTTGCGTACAGATTCAGTGCGAAAAGAGTGCAGACCAGATAGGCGGCTCCTAACTGAAACTCCATCGTTATCGGATAAAAGTGAGCTTGGGATTGCATCGCTTATTCGGATCCACCATGGCACCGGCAACATCTTCAGCACCGCTGATGGGCCCGGAGGAGCGCGATTTTGACCGGCGGGCTGGTAAAAATGATGCCCGCTTCGTAGTGCGGTTTCTGACATTTTGGAGCGACCTCCTACGACGAATGCCTTAGGACACTGCCTCGGAAAGGGCAATTCTGGATGCTCATTTGAATGCACGTCAATGCTTTTCGCCGTAACGAGCGGTAGAGCCGAGTGGTCACCTTGAGGCCAGAGTACTGTAACGTCTTAGAATCGTGAGAATTTGATGACATGTGTTTTAAAGAACAATGCCTTTAGACGGACATGATGTATATATCCGGTGGATGCCTATGAAGTGGGAAAAGAGTAGTTGTCCTCTTCTGCGCCCAAAAGCTTTATGAGTGAACCAACAGCACGCCAACCGGATCGGGTACGGATCCGAAGAACCTTCGCAGTGACCATCAGGGAATTGCGTCTTCGTGCCAATATCACCCAGGAGATGCTCGCGTTCGAATCAGGCATCGACCGTGGGTATATGGGAGGCCTGGAGCGGGCCAGCCACAGCCCGACTCTGGAAACCGTCTACAAGGTCCTGCCCAGTCTGCAGGTCAATTTCATGGAGTTTGCGGAGGTCTTTGACAAGAACCTTCGGTCGCGCAAGGTTCGTGGGAACCAGTCCATTTTTTAAGATCGGAGGAAGAGCAGTTGATCGCAATCGGAGTAGTTTGAAGAGCAACGGTTTGAACTCGCGTACCGTTGCTCTTTCTGTTTTTAGGTCGTCGCACTCCTCGTCGCCGGGATGCCATGCGCGGCCTTCCACTGATCGACCTGCCCCTGCGCGATGTCGATGGCCGCGATCTGCGGCATCACCGTCGCGAGCGCATCCGAGATCTGTTGCGCCACCGCTTGATCGTCGGCGTCTTCGAGGAACGGCGCGACGTGCTTGCAGATGTTGGCTTGGATGTTCGACTGCTGCAGCATGTATGGCGCGATCCGCTGCACGTAGTTGTCCGGCGTCTGCGGCACACGCTGCGCCATCAGGAGCAGCCGGATGAAGCTGTCGGTCGGGTTCGCCGGGACGGTCTGCGCCAGCTGCGCCGCGGACCACGCCGCGAGGCCCGCATAGTTGCGGTCGCGCACAACCTGCGATTGAACATATGCGGCGAAGACTTGGTACTGGTTGGAAAGCGCCATCGGTTTCTCCTTACATCATCTTGTTGATCGTCGTCTCGACCGCGCCCTGAAGGCTCGCATCATCAATAGCCGCGCCCGCGCTCTGCACGGCAGCATCCATCACGGTCGGCGGCTGGATCTGCGCCGCTGTCGAATCCGGTGCGCCGAAGCAGGACGCGGCCCACTTCATCCGGGTATTGTGGTTCGGTACGGTCGAGGACTCATCCATGATCGACGTAGCATACTTCAGGCACGCGACTTTGATGCGCCCGCGAAAATCGTTGTCGATCATCAGGGCCGCTGATTCGGTGTAGGTCATGCTGTTGCTCCTTTCGGGATCATCGCTGCGAGTTCCTGGACGGCCCGCACCAGGGCCGCAATGATGACGCGGTCGGTCAGGCTCAACATGCCGGTCTGCTTGTCCTCGCCCACGGCATCCGGTAGCACCTCGCGCACATCCTGCGCGGAGAACCCGACTACATCGTAGTTGCTATCGAGCGGCGTCTCTTCCTTCCAGCGAAACCGGATCGGCTTCAGCTTCAGGATTTCGGACAACCCGGCCTTGTATTCCCCGAGCGCGTCTTTCATGCGGATATCCGAAGAGACATAGAACGTGCCCCCTGGATCGGACAGCACCGTGCCAGACGCATAGTTCACCGGCATCTGGAGCCAGCCCGCCGCCTGGATAATCATCACGTCCCGCTTCACGCCGCTCGAAACCATCTGGTGGAACTTGAAGCCGCCCGCGTTGTAGTAGCAGTTGATGATGTTCGCTTCGCCGCCGCCGTTCGACAGGTTCCAGTTCAGCCCCATACCGGAAGTGATCGTAGGCAGTGCAGAGCAGTTTGCTGCCACGTGGACGTACCCGCCCGTGGGCGGCTGGAGAATCAGGTTATTGGTGCCCGAGGTTCCCACAAAGCACGTGCCGATGCCGACGCGCACGTTCGCCGCATCCCACGTCAGGTTGCTTGACCCGCCGAAGGCTCCGCTATTGTTGAACTGGATCTGCGTGTTCGCGCCTCCCGGTGTGCCGCCCGTGGCGAGAGCCACGCCGTTGACGCGGAAGCTGCCCGAGCAGTTAATGTCGCCGGTCACATCGAGCGCGTAGCTTACGCTGGTTCGGCCGATCCCCACGAAGCCGCCGTTGGGATTCAGCAGCAGATTCAGCCATCCGACGCCGAAGTTGTTGCCCTGGATGTACGGCAGCTGTAGGACGCTGTCCACGCCCATGTACATGCGGTAAGTGGACGGAGCACTAGGCCCACCGCCGTACATGTGGAGGGTCATTCCGCCGAACCCGCTGTTAAAGCGGGTATCAGCGGTCGGGTTCACTTGAAGCGGAGATCCTGGAGCATTGACACTGATTCCGACCAGCCCCTGCGAGTCAATCCGCAGCCGCTCTGCCAACCCAGTCTGGGCATCAGGCCGGGTAAAGAACATCATGGCGCAGCCTCGGTTATTGGCTGTAGCCCCGGTCGTCTGGACGTTGATGATGCCCGCACGCCTATCAGCCTGATTATTGTTCAAATCCACCCACGACACCTGCCCGACTAAGTTGCCAGCGGCATCCGCGCTCCCCTGCGCGAGTTCGATCACTGCCGCATCAGACGTGCCCTTAAAGCTCAGGTATGAGCGGCCTGCGACCCCGGTCGCGCCAAAGAGCGGGGTGGTATTGGTGCCGATAGCGACATTGCCGGTACTCTGGGCATTGAGGAACAGCGTCGAGCCATTGACTCGCAGGGCCGCGAAGGCAGACGCGCCACGGTCGTAGCAGTTGACGGTTCCAGCTGGGCCAGCCGGATTGTAGAAGACCTCGACCCCTACGCCTGATGTGGGAATGGTCCCCACAGCCGTGGTGCGGATCAACCCGGACGTATCGAGCGTAGCTCCCGGAGTGCTCGTCCCGATGCCGACCAAGCCTGCGCTGGTGATCCGCATCCGCTCCGTGGGGACGCTGAAATAGAGATCGCCTTGCACCGCGGACGATGTGGCGTTGGCGGTTGCAGTCACCACGATGGAGGCTGCATTTGCGTTGGTTCCAGCGACGGTCGTATTGCCAAAAAAATTGATAGAACCCAAAAAATCGCCCGACAGGACGCCGCCCGTTCGCACCTTCGACATCGCGAAGATTGCCCCATGGATGCTGTCGCTTGTCTGTATGGACCAGATGCCGCGCGAGGAGGTTGCAGTGTTGCCGGTGTTGACCTGCAATTGCGCGTTGCCGTTGTCCCAAAACAGATTCGGAGATGCGCCGAACGCCGCCGACAAGTTGAACTGAATTTGGCCGTTGGAACCAGCTGGCGTGCCGCCGCCGCCGCCCGTCCCGGTGCTGTTGATCGTGACATCGATCCGGTTGCTCGCCGAATTGTCGGCCACGGCCAGCGTGACGTTCGCGCCTTGGATGAAGTTGATCTCCTGCCGCGTGGCGACCAGCGTGCCGCCGAAGCTCACGCGATGCCGCTGTGTGGTCGTATCGTTGACCACCGAGAGTGTGCGGTCTGCTGAGAGATCGCCGCCGCCCGAGAGTCCGGTGCCCGCGATGATCTGGCGGGTGCTGGCGACCGCTCCGGTGACCTGCGCGGCTGTGTAATCGCCTGCCTGCGCAACCACCGCGCCCGTGCGCCCGAAGACGCTGGTCACGCCTGCCACCACAGCCGCCCACTTCACGCCGCCCGCTTGCGTCGAGTCCGCAGTCAGGACCTGGCCATCGACGCCAACGCCGAGACGGGTGATTGCGCTCGTGCTGCGCACCAGCAGGTCGCCTTTCGTGGTGGTCGGGTCGGTAAGCATGCCGGGGATCACCACGTTGGAGAGCGTCTGGCCGTTCGCATTGACCGAGCCCGTCCAGAACTGCTGCCCCATCGAGATCACACCCGTAGAACGCGCAATCGAGATCGGCGTCCCCAGCACCGCCCCGGAATCGTCGTACCGCTTGATGGCGAAGTTGGAGCCCGAGTTGCCGCCCGATTCCGCAGTGCTGTCCTTGCCGACCGTCCACCGTGCGATGGGATTCGGCGTGCCGGATTGATCGAATTGCGACACCGATTGCGAGTCCGCGCCGGCCGTGATTTCGTGCGGCGACGGGCTGTATTGAAAGCCGCCCGATCCGGAGAGGATGACGTTCGACAGGTGGTGGCCCCCACCGTTCACGTCGCCACCCCAGTTGCGAATGTCCAGGCCCAGACTGTTCAGCTGGTCTGCGTGCAGATACTCGCTGGGCGCAATGTCGATACGTGAGAGCCATCCTGTCGGCATCGTTATCTCCCTTCGGTTGCGACTCCGTTGACGTGCTCCGCAGCCGGAGGCGCGGGCAAGGCCGCTGCGGCGTCGTCGGGCAGGTCCACAATCAGGTTGCCGTTGTCGATCCGCGCTCCGTTGAACTGGTCGATCTTCAGGCGCGAGAGCGCGGTGCGGACCAGTCCCCGCTGTCGCTCATCGAGCGTCGGCAGCGTCTTGCGGACCCGCTTCCGCTCCAATTCGAGCGCACCATACTGCGCGAGCAGGTTCTTGCGCTCTTCGTCTATGGCCATGGCCTGCCGAACCTCGTCAGGCTGTAAGCTGAACGCTTTTTGCATGTTCCTCCTTCAAGCTAACGCTACGATCACGCCGCCGCGCACGGTCGCTGTCTTGCCGTCTGCGGTGGTGAAGCTTCCGCTGGCGACACCGAAATACTGCGTGCCACTCACGTAAGGGTTGAAGCCCGCGCCAGCGATTCCGTAGTTGATGCAGTACACTCCCGCGCCCACGAATTCGCCCGCGCTGTTGATCACGTTCATGGCCGGGGATCTGGTGTTCAGCTGGTTGAAATTGATCTGGTCACACGTCAGGTTTCCGCTGGCGGTGATGTTGCCAGTGACCGACACCGACGATCCCTGGAATACGCCACCCTGAAACGTGGAGCCGTTGACCTGCCCGGTCGAGGTGAGCGTCGTTCCCTGAATCAGACCGCCGACGAGGTTGCCGCCAGGAGTCAGGTTGCCCCTGACATTGACGTTGCCCCGCGTATCGACCGAAAAGTTCGTGGTACCGAATTCGTCACTCATCGTGAGCGAGGATGCGCCCGTGTTGCCGCTGGCCGATCCGCTCGCGAGGACGATGTTGGCATTGCCGCTGGTCGGCGAGTAGAGAGCCAACTGCGCCCAGAAGAAGGATGGCGAGTCACTGCCGAACTGGTCGCCGTTCCAGCTGAACAGGCCTCCCAGCCGATTGCCAATGGGCCCGTTGAGGACCATGCCGCGGTTGATGAAGAGCGCGGCGTGCGAGGTGCCGGTGCGCGTGATGGAGAAGCCGGGGAACTTCCAGTAGCTGGAACTGCTGCTGTCGGCGACGAAGGTGTCGAAGCCGAATTCCAGATGCATGGCCGCATTGGTCGGGTTGCTGCTGGAAGGGTAGTTCTGGATGTAGTCGATGGTGAACTTGTTGACGTTGCGGATGTTGAACAGGTCGCCGCCCGCCGAATTGCTCTGATCGCGCCTAGCCAGCACGCGCCAGTCGGCGAGCGACTGACCGCCGCAGGCGAACTCGCGGAACCACGCGCCGCCGATGTAGGCCGGGTCGCCCGTGCTCACCAGATTCGCGCCGATGCGTGCGCCCACGCGCCCGACCTCGATGCCGTCGTTGCGCCGGATCGACAGGTACGGATAGCGCGGCCCCGGCTGAATGTCGAAGCCACCGATGATGACTGTGCCATCCTGCAGCGCATAGAACGGTGCTGTAGGCGGGCCATCGCCGCCGACGTACAGTTCCGCGAACCAACCGCCGAAGATCGAGTGGGGCGAGGGGTTGTCGGGTGTCGCGGTGGCGTCATGCTCGCCCATCCAGGCGCGGAGCACGTTCGATGCGTTGTAGACCGCGATCTGTCCGTTCTGCTGCCCGGCGAAGCTGGCCGCACTGGTGCCGCTGCCGCCGCCCACGCGCAGGATCGAGCCGACGTAGATTTTCTGCGCAACGAACTGGTTCGCCTGGAACTGGCCGGAAGGATAGCTTGGCCACTGAAACTCGCTGGGGTCCCACCAGCCCGACGGCAGGCGCGAGGCCTGGACGTTGCCCGCCATCGGCGTGAAGCTCACGGTCACGCGCGGCGTGACGCCCGGCAGGATTGTGTTGCGGTGGCCCTGCATGTCGCGGCTCACGAAGTAGAAATCCCAGCTGGTCGCCGACGGCGCGGGCTCCCAGTTGGTATCGAAGCTGGTCGCGCCTTTGGCCGCGTCCCAGATGGTCGGGTTGGCCGTTCCTCCGGCGGTGACTCTCTCGATGGACATACCGCCGAACTTGTTGTCGGTCGGGTTCGTCCAGCCCGTGATGTGATGCCGCATCATCACCACCCCGTCGCTGTTGAGTTGCTGTTCGGTGGTGATGGTGACGCCGCTCACGCCGCCATTGGGCGCGTACTCCTGGCCGCTTCCGCCCAAGCCGGGAGGGCCGATCACCCAGTTGGCCGTCGGCACACGCGTCGGCAAGGCCAGCTTCGGGTCCGCATTGAGCTTGCCGTTGAAGTCGTAGGCGATGGCCGCAAGCTCCCACGCTGTGGAGATGGTCGGGTAGTTGTTGACCTCCAGCGTAGTCTTGTTCATCGGGATCGGGAATTGGCCGAACAGGACTGGCGGATCGACGCCGACACGGTAGATCGCCACGCCTGCGTAGCGCGGGCTGGTCGGGTTCGTCCAGGTCGCGTCGATCTTCGCCCAGATGGTGCCGTCGGGCTGCGCTTCGTGCCGGAAATTCGAGAGCGTGAATCCGGTCACGTCCGGTGCGGTGGCTTGGCCCGACGGAGGGTAGATGATGTTCACATCGACCACGGGCGTTACGCCCGCCACGATGCTGTTCACGTTTCCCGCCGTATCGACCGACGGGAACCAGACTTTGAAGTGCAGGTTCGCGCCCACGTCGTAGTCGTCGCTGACCCACGTGTCGGGCCGGTCCAGCTGGAGGAACGTCGCCTGCGCCCGCGTGCCGTCGTCGTACTCGTAGACCGTCTGCACGCCGCCGAACGGGTTCAGACCTGGCGGCAGCGGGATCGCCGGGTCGGGCTTCGTGTAGTCGAACACGAGGTGATAGCGCGGGCCCGCCGGATTGTCGAAGTCCTCGACCACGGTCACCGCGGCGTCGGTCACCAGCCACGCATACTCCTGGCCGCTCACGTAGGAGCCAGCCGCCGCCGGGATGTCGATGCGGATCGACGGGGTCGCGCCCGTGCGGTTGGCGCGGACCAGCGTCGAGTTCTTGGAGGGCCCGAAGCCCAGCAGGTAGACGCGGATCGGCCTGTCGGCGGGCTGGCCAAGAATCGTGATCGTCGCCGGGCTCTCGAAGCTGTCCGTCTCGTAGATCGGCTTCCAGACGCCCGAACTCTGGCTGGTGCCGTCCAGCTTCACCGTGCCGTCGAGCGGGGCGAGCAGCAGGTTGCTGATGTCGGGATCTTCGAGGTAGACCTGCGCACCGATGAAGTTGGTAGCATTGGCGAGCGGCGAGGCCTGCCACATCACCTGGACCTCGAAGATGCCGTTCTCCTTCTCGTCCACCCGGCTCCCCGTGATGGTGACCGGAGGCGCAGCGGGGACGATGGGCGTGCCGCCGGCACTGGTGCTGCCTGAATCGTAGATCCACGTTCCCGCCGTCGCCATGGTTACCCCGCAGTCACCCTGACGGTCTGTAGCGGTGCGACCGTCACGCTGGAGTTGCCGTCGAAGAGGAATTCCCCGGCGGCGCAATAGAGGACGAGGTTATTAGGCCCGTTGTCGTTCGAGAAATACAGCGTGCGCCCCTGATACGCCGCCAGAGGCATCAGTTCCACCTCCACGTCGTTGCCGGCGCTCGTGTCGGCGCGGATGGTGGTATCGGTCGGCCAGACCTGCCACGGGCCCGGATTCGGAGTGCCGTCGGGATCGGTGCGGTCGGGATCCCACTTCGCCGGGCCGACCACGCGCACAGTCGGCGGCTCGCCGTAGATGTAGATCTCGCGGTAGACGGCGAACTCTTCGTCGGTGATGCGGCCCTGATCATCCACCAGGAAGCCGCCCACCAGAGCCACCCGGTCGGCCAGGTTGTCGGTGCGCAGGCGAAGCTCGAAGGCCTGCCCCGGCCGCGGCACCGTCAACTGGCTGGTGACGCTCGCGTAATCCCAATCGTGCGCCTCCACGATGATGATCGAGGTGGCGTCGGGAATCGTGTCCCATGGCGGCGTGATGTTGAGCGTAATGTTGGTGTTGCCCGTGATCATGCGCAGCTGGCCCGCGCCCTTGCCGCGAATGATGCGGCAGATCCTGCCCGTCTCCTCGTCGGGTCGCATGCCGCTGGTGCCGGGGAACTGCTCTTCGGTGACCGTGTTGGCCCACATCGCGTCGGTCACGGTGTTGGCGTCGGCGCTGGTCGCGATGGAGCGCATGATCAGCACGTCGCCTTCCTGGACCGAGTCAGGGGGATCGGCCCGCACGCAATCCGGCGACACAGTGAACGTGCCGGTAGCGACATCGAACGCGGTCACCGTGAAGTTCCAGAGCGGCGCCGAGCCGTCGGAGAGATCCGCCAGTGCGCTGACGATGCGCCCGATCCAGTTGTCGGTCGAGCCGATGTAGTCGTTGCACTGGATCTGGTCGTTGGCCGGGACGCCCGTCACCAGGACGCCCGCGATGCCCGAGTGCCAGACGTGCTTGGCCGCGATCCGCACCCGCTGCGCGGCGGGCTCCGGCAGTTCCTGCGTCATGTGCGCGATGGAGCCGCTATATGTATATGTACCGGGCGGGGCCCCAGTGTGCGATTCCTGAACCGCAATTCTGCGTCGGTCGGTGCCAATATAGAGATCCCACCCTGTCCAACTGCCCGACGGCGCAGGGCTCATGGTCAGGGTGATCTGCTGATCCACAACGCCCTCTGGGATGTAGATGCCGTAGAGATTCGACGGCACCGACGGCTGGCCGGCGGCGTCGGTCTGCGTCACGGCCACGTACAGGCTGCAGGGCCCCGAGATCTGCCCGCCCGGCGAAAGCTGCACGTTGAGCACGCGCGGCTGGACCTGCGCCGCGAACTGGTTGATGACCTCCTCGCCGCCGACCCAGATCGCCGGAGCCCAGACGCCGTCGCGGGTGACGTTGTAATCCTGCCAGAGGTCGAAGGTGCGCTCGCGGGGATCGGGATAGAGCGGATCGCCGGGGAACGGCGCGACGTGGTTCGGCATCCAGGCGAGGCCGTTGATCGAAGGCAGAAGCTCCGGAATCACGGGGTCGGCGGGCACGTCGACCGGCTTCGGGCCGGCCGTGAGGTCGTACATGCTGTCGGTCGTCGCCGACGTGATGATGTCGATGGAGAAGTCGGGATTGAGCATCCACTTCTGCACCCGGCCTTCGCATCGCCCGGCGGGCAGGCGCGTGTGATCGAGCGAGATGATGTCGCCGACCATGGTCCGCATCGCGAGCAGCGTCGTGCGGAACTGCAGGTTGCGGGCATTGCGTTGCTCATCGGGGCCGACGCCGCCGATCTCTTCGCGCAGGCGCGTGGTGACGACGCGGGCGCACTGGCTCTTGTTGGAGACGCCCACGAAGGTCATCGAGTTCTTCGTGTACATCGGCGAGTCGCCGGATCCGATATAGCCCGCGGCATCGATGTCGTAGATCGACACCGTGTTCAGTTGCCAGTTGAACTCTTCGTCGCCGAACTGTCCATCGAGCCAGTTGAACTGCGGCTCCAGCGGCGTGGCCTGCAGGCTCTGGTAGAGAATCGTGTCGCGCGTGAACGCATTCCCGGCCAGCACGCTCGAGTTTTCGCGAATGCCGACCCACAGCTTGCCGTTGACGAAGGTGTAGTAGCCGAGGCAGCAGTTCAGGATTTCGGTGAGCCAGTCCTTGAGCGGCTTCTGCTCCTTGAGCACGCCGCGAAACGGGAACTGCCGCTCCTGGCCGCTGCCGACCAGCTTGTCGACCACAGTGTCGCAGATCGCCGCCATGGCGATGGCCTGATTCACGTCGAAATACTGCTCCATCACCGATGTGGGCACGTCGCTCGCATTGGCGGGCGTCACGCGCAGGCCGATGCCGCGCAGGAAGACGTTGATGGCCACCCAGATGGTATTCGACAGGCCTGCCGTCCAGACGCGGTTGCCGGGCGCGGTCCAGGTCCAGCCCGAGATGCCCTGCGAAACGGTGACCTGCATGGAGCGGTCGGCCACCGGGGCCAGCTGCAGGCCTGCCTGATCGGTGCGCCGGATCTCCGCGAAGGCGAGCCCGCCGGCATAGGTCGAGCCCGGCGGCGCGATTGTCCAAGGAGCCTGATCGATGGCGAAATAGTCGCTCGCAGTGTTGGCCGGATCGTTGCCGACGATGCCGCGCCAGCCGCCCTTGTGGAGCGGATCGTGCGGCGGCTGGCCGTCGAGCGTGTGCAGGAGCAGATTCTGCGCGTAGCCGCCGATGGGCCCTTCGCCGACCACGCCGAGCGCACTGTAGAATTCGCTTTCGTCGCGGCCCGTGGCTACATCGCACGTCACCAGCATGTTCTCGTCGGTGTAGATCTCCTGCACCGGACGCTGATAGATCGAGTCGTTGGCGACCGAGACGCTGGTGATGATGCTCCTGCCGAAGCCCAGTACGCCTGTCGAGTTGTCCTTGATGTGGACCGTCTGCGGCTGCGCGACGACGCCGCCGAAGCTGCCCTGGACGCCGCGAACCACGCAGGACTGGTAGTCCTTCGGGCAATCGGTGAGCGGCGAAGCGGACGGGCAGAAACGGCCCTTGTAGACCTTCCAGCACGTGCGCGAGAGCGTGCGCGACGGGTACGCGATGCCCAGCTGGAAAACGCCGTCGCTCGCCGGCAGCACGAACTTACCATCGCTGGTGAGCGTCCACGGCCTTGCGTAGCCCGCCCAGAGGTCGATCCGGTAGTTCGTATTCACGTGGAAGAGCGAGAACTGCACCGGGGCGCGGAACAGGTTCACCTGATTGCCCCACTGCGTGAAGGCGTCGTCTGCATTGCCGAACGTGAACTGGGCGCTGTCGCTCGATTCGCTCAGGGTCTGCGAGATGCCGCTCCAGTCGAGCAGGCGCGGGATGTAGGGCACGCCATCCACCGTCACCCGCTGATTCGAGATGCGTGCCGGAGCGCTGCCGTCGCGCGGCGTGATGGTGATCAGCGGAATGAATTGCTGGACCTGGCTCTGGAGCGCAGCCGTCAGCGCGGCGTCGGGAAAGCGCGTCACGGTCGCCACGCTGGTATAGGGCGGCGGCGGCGGCGGGATCTCCAGCAACGTGATGCCGGGATCGCTGCAGAAGAAGCCGTACAGGTGGTCGAACGTGATCGAGGAATTCTCGTATCGGGCCGTGACCCCTTCATCGCCGTCGGGCTTCGTCACCGTGAACGGGAACTGCGCATACGATCCCTGCGCCTGCTCGAAGTGGCCCTTCAGGTTGGCGTAGTCGTTGCACACCAGCCCGCGAGAGCGCGACACGCGGAAGCGGCGTGCGCCGCTTGCCATCAGGTAGCGTTGCTCCGTTTTCAGGCCGGGCTGGTCGAAGACGTGCGCCGCGATGGGAGGCTGGTAGTCGAAGCCGCTGCCGTACTCCCCGGTGAACGGGAACGAGGGGATCGACGGCGGATCCGGAATGGTGATCGGCCCGAGTTGGTCGCTCATCACGCCACCTCGCGCAGGCCGAAGGACGCCTGCGATCTGCCGAGCGTCACGGCGTCCGACCAGCTGCCATCGAACACCACGGTGTAGCGGCCCGTGGTGGCCGCGCCCGTCGGATCCGAGGTGAACGGCGGAACCGTCTCCGGCCCGTTGTAGAAGTAGAACGGCGCGATCAGGTGCGCCTTGAAGAAGTTGAAGAGCGCTGTGTACTGCGCCGCCGTGAGTTTCCTGGTGAATTTGAAGAACCGCCGCGGATTGATGACCAGCGAGGCCCGGTCGCTGGAGCCGTCGGGATAGGAATTAACGACGCTCTCGTAGCTGACCTGTTCGGTAAAGGCTCCGGCGAGGCCCACAGGCAACACGTCGATGGGGTTAGCAGGGTTCAGATTACCAGGCAATCGGCCCTCCCGGTTTCAGGGTTTTTGGGCGAAATCGCATGGGGAACGCGCTCATTTCTCAGAGTGCTGAAGATCATCGAATCACCGAAAGCGGCTGCAGCAAAGCCGAAGCCTGAGTCGTCCTGCTCTGCCCCGTCACTGCGGCGTTCGTGTTGGCACTCGCCACCGCGCCCGGATTGTTCTGAATCACCTGCACAACCTGCCCCTGGAACAGGCTCGACGCCTGCTGCGGGTCCAGCTGCACGAAGACGTTCTGCGACGTGCTCATCCGCGCCGTGAGCGCATTCTGTAGTTGCGTGGTCGTCGTCCCAACGTAGGGATTCGCGATCAGCTGCCCGCCGCTGTAGACGGGCTGCAGCTGCAGGCCCCCGCCGCCCTGCGCGAAGGTCGCCGGATACATCGGCCGCGGCAGGCCTGCCTGCGATTGTCCGGTGCTCAGAGAGTACGGCCGCATGATGTCGATCACGTCCTGCGACATGATGCCGAGCGAGATCGAGCCGCCGTACTTCTGGTCGATGATCTGCATGATCTGCCTGCGGATGTTGGCATCCGCCACATCGATCCCGAATTTCTGCTTGAGCGCGGCCCGCAGTTGCTCGTCTTTCGATTTCACGAATAGCCGGATGGTCCCGGCGATGCCGCCCACGGCTGCGCCAATCACCGCGCCCGGCAGCATTCCCAAGGGCCCGGCGAACATGCCGCCGATCATCGCGCCCGCCATCGCACCGCCCGCGATGTCCAAGCCCATTCCCAACGCGCCGCCCCGCTGAACGCCCGCCGCGAAGAGACCCGCGCCAGCGCCCAGGACCGCGCCGCCGAGCGGATTGAGGCCGAGCGCAGGAAACATCATGGCGAGGCCCGCGCCGCCCAGAGCGCCGCCCGCGACGGTCTGCAGGCGTCCCGCTG